ATGTTTACTTCAGCCTACATAGCTAAGATGGGGTCATGGCCAAGACTGACATTTCTTGCAAAGAAGGCCCGACTATACTCAATGTATATTCAGCAGGATCGTAGATTGAATTACTCAGACTATAAGTTGGAAGAATGGAATACAGTGGAGTTCTGTCAGATGTTCGAATTCGATTATTTTCCTAACTATCTGGAATTGCTGGATGACAAATCCCTGTCTCTATATCGAACTGAGAAGCATATGAGCTGGATGAGAGGAGCAAAACCAAAGTCACAAAGGCGGCTGTTGCTTGAGGTTCTCTACAGGAAAGGATTTGATATAAAGGAAGTTGTCGAGATTGTCAGACATAGACAGATACCTTACGATTGGAAGATAGTGAGCTTGTATCCAAAAGAAAGAGAGTTCAAAGAGGCACCGAGAATGTTTGCCATGCTAACGATAGAAATGAGATGTTTCTTCAACTGTGCTGAGGCTAACCTAGCCGATAAGGTATTCAACTTCCTACCACAGCAGACCATGACTAAATCCAAGAGACAGATTCAAGAAAGGTTCCTTGCTTTCACAAATCCAGCATCCTCGCCACATGAATGGGTGCTTTACAATGAGGTGGACTTGACAAGATGGAACTTGAAGTTCAGGGCGCTAGTAGTTCATATGATAGGAAGAGATCTAAATGACTTGTACGGATTGAGAGGGGTCTATGATGTCTGCCACTCATTCTTTAGGGAAAGCCAAATCATAGTTCGAGTAGCAGGACTGGAACCTACCGGAATAGCCTTGGATCTACCTCCTCAAAGCGAGCTAGCTTGGACTGGACACCTAGGGGGTTTTGAGGGTATATGTCAAAAGCTCTGGACAATTTGCACGTATGCGATGGTTGAGACGGCTATGAGAAGTCTAGTAGAGGAGGGGGTGATTGGGAGTTATGAGCTAATTGGACAAGGAGATAACCAAGTTCTAAGAATTAGCATCCCAAGAGTTGAGGGTGTGGACAGGGCTGACCTTCTCCGAGAGGTGAGAGATAGAGTGAATGAAGCACTCGTTGATTACTGCTCACGGATCGGTCAACTAGTAAAGCCTGAGGAAAATATAGAGTCAACAAGTGTTCTAACGTACTCTAAGAATGTGTACATATCCGGGGTAGAATATCCGACCAGCTTGAAGAG